TAATATCGCTATTGTCCGTAACGCAATTGGCTTAGGTCTTCTTACTGGTGATAGTAATGTCGCTGTTGGTCATAGTGCTGGCTACGATTTAACCAGTGGTGCCTTCAACGTCTTTATGGGCTACGTAGCAGGCGCTAACGTAACTACAGGCGCTGACAATACAATTCTTGGCCCGAATGCTGGTATCGCACTTGTTGATGGTTCAAATAACATCATCATTGGACATGATGCTGCTGCTTCTGCAACAAATGTGTCCAACGAGATTACTCTAGGCGATGCGAATATCACGGATGTTAGAATACCCGGCGTTGACTTTTATATTGATGGTGGCAACGTTGGTATTGGTCAAAGCAGCCCATCAGCGAAACTTGATATTGTGGGCGCTGCTAACGAAAGAGTATTAGAAATTACCTCTACTGATAATAATGCAGCACAAACCTTTGTTGGTGTCCTGATTGACACTAATATGAGTGGATCACAAGCAACTGGTGCAGATAGAGAACATTTTGGATTGTCTATCGACACCGATTCAAGTGCCACTGGCGGCGGCACAGGCGATGAACATCGTGTTAGAAGTCTGCGTATTGATACAGATGTTACTGGCGATAGTGATGTCGTCAACGGCATTTACAACACTGTTCGTACATCTCACTCTAGTGGTACAATAACTCAATCTATCGCTGCTTATAACTTAATTGAAGCAGATGGCTCTGCTGCTGTTACCAGCGCATATGCCAATTACAATCTTGCTTATTCTGGCGGTAGAGTTGATGGTGGTTTGTTTGGTGTTCATGCAAGGACTTTGCTACAAGCTGGTCATACAAATGATGGCGCTATGAGTATGTATGGTGGGTATTTTGAAGTAGACACAACAGCGAGCATCAATGTTACCGGCGTAAAAAATATGTATGCTGTTTATGCACTTGTTGATGATAATGATACAGCAAGTGCAAATTCATTCTGCTTCTATGGAACATCAGATGGTGGTTCAACCACAAACTATGGTATATACATTGCTGCTGGTACTACAATTAACTATCTGACTGGTGAACTCAGAGTGACTGGTGATGTTACTGCTTTCTACTCAGATGAACGACTTAAAGATTTTGATGGTACTATTCCTAATGCACTAGATAAAGTCAAGAGTTTGAATGGTTACTATTATTATGAAAACGAAAAAGCAAAAGAATATGGCTATGATAACCCGGATCGTCAAGTTGGTCTTAGCGCACAAGAAGTAGAGAAAGTTCTACCAGAAGTTATCGCTGAAGCACCGATTAATACAGAATACAAAACAGATTATAAGACTGTTAAATATGAAAAAATGATACCACTTCTTGTTGAAGCAATGAAAGAGCAGCAAGAACAGATTGAAAAACTTACCGCTGAAATTGAAAAATTGAAGAGATAATGCATTCTTATAAATAAAAAGAAAACTCACAGGAGCCTTACATGGCACAGCCAACTACAAAAGCAGAATTTAAAGAGTGGTGCCTCAGAAAACTAGGTAAGCCAGTGATTGAGATTAACGTTGACGATGACCAAGTTGATGACCGTGTTGAAGAAGCATTCTCATATTACTGGGACTATCATTTTGATGGTACAGAGAAAACGTTTCTAAAACACGTTCTCACTTCTACTGATATCACAAACAAATATATCACTATCGCAGAGAATATAATTGGTGTAGTAAATATTTTTGATATTGGCGACTCTCTTTCCGTCAATAATATATTCAACATTCGCTATCAGTTTGCTTTAAACGATATGTATGATATGAGTTCATACAGACTTTCTGAGTATATGATGGCAATGCAGCATATTCAGTTTATTGAAGAGATGCTTGTTGGTAAGCAACCTATTCGCTACAATCGTAACGTCAATCGCTTACATATTGATATGGATTGGGAAAAAGTATCTGCTGGTGATTATGTTGTTGCAGAGTGTTATCAGATTGTTGACCCAGCAACGTATGCTGATGTTTACAAAGACCGCTGGCTTCAGAACTATGCTACAGCAAAGATTAAGTATCAATGGGGTTCAAACCTCACAAAGTTTAATGGAATGCAACTACCCGGTGGTGTAACATTCAATGGTGAGCAAATTCTTTCTGATGCAAGAGAAGAGATTCAGCGACTTGAAGAAGATATGATTAGTTCATATTCCTTACCCGTACATGACCTGACTGGATAAGATTTATGGCAACTTCAGTATATTTCAATAACTTTGAAGCATCTATGGAGCAATATCTCATAGAAGATTTGGTTATTGAGTCAATCAAAATACACGGGCACGACATTTATTACATCACAAGAACTGCTGGTGCAGTAGATGACGTTCTGAATGAGGATGACCTCTCTGAATATAAGAGAGCAGACTTCATTGATATGTACATCAAGAACTTTGATGGCTTTGAAGGTGAAGGTGACTTCCTATCAAAGTTTGGATTGGAGATTCGTGATGAGATGACACTGACGATTGCCAGAAGAACATTTGAATTGGACGTGTCAACCTATACAGGAAACGATAGACCGCTAGAAGGTGATTTGATTTACTTCCCACTCAACAAGAAGATGTTTGAGATTAAGTTTGTTGAGCATGAACCAGTGTTCTATCAGATGGGCGCTCTACAGATGTACGATTTGAGATGTGAAATGTTTGAATATTCACAAGAGACTTTCAGCACAGGTGTAGCAGAGATTGATACATTGTTTGCTGGTTTTGAAACAACTTCTAACACATCGATTGAGTATCTTGAAACACAAGACTCATTTGCTGACAACAGCACCTTTGAAACAGCAGCGGATAGTATCATCGACTTCTCTGAAGCTGATCCTTTCTCTGAAGGAGGTAGGTTCTAATGTTTGGTCATAGTTTTTATCATGGTTCTCTTCGCAGATATGTCACGGTATTTGGTACGTTATTCAACGAGATTCTAATCTCTCGTGAAAATAACAGTAGTGTGACTAAAAAACAATTTCGTGTTCCTATCGCTTATGGTCCAATGCAGAAGTTTCTTGCAAGGATTGAAGGCGACCCAAGTCTGAATAGCCCAGCATCAGTCTCTCTTCCTCGTATGTCGTTTGAAATGACAAACGTATCATACGATCCAGACCGTAGATTGACTGGTAGAGTTCGTAACACGAAAACATCATCAGCTAATAATAACATTTTAACGACTCAGTTTGCACCAGCACCATACAACATGGACTTCACCTTGTCTATTATGGCAAAGTATTCTGAAGATGGTACTAAGATTCTAGAGCAGATATTGCCGTTCTTCAAACCAGAATGGACTGCTTCTGTCAAACTTGTCGATGCTTTAGACGAATATTTTGACATACCCACAATTATGAATTCTGTCACTAGTGAAGAAGTATATGATGGGGATTTCAATACAAGGCGAGTTGTGATTTGGACGCTAACCTTCACAATGAAGGGTTACTTCTTTGGTCCAGTCACCACTAAGAAAATCATCAAGTTTGCTAACGTCAACTTCTATAGCCAGTTTGCAAATGGTGATTATTCTAACAGTTCGATGGAGAGTGTCAAGGTATTTCCTGGGCTGCTTGCAAACGGCGACCCAGCAGGATTCGTTTCAAGTCAGACAGTTCGTGCTACAGCAAATGCTCAGATATCTGGTGATAGCGTATCATCGTTTGAAATACTCAACAATGGTATCGGATACAATAGCGCCACAGTTACAATCTCTGCTCCTGATTCGGGCAGTAACACTGCAACAGCAAGCGCTAATGTTATCAACGATGGTATTCGTGAAATTATTCTTACGAGTGGTGGCTCCGGTTACTCAACGACACCAACAGTTACAATCTCAGTACCAGATAACGAATCAGTTGACCACTCACTAATCAACAAAGACGACGATTGGGCATACATTGTTATTGTAGAGGATAGTTAGATGGATGATGATACTATCACTGATGCTTTAGGTTTAGAACCAGTAAAGCACGAAAGCGTTTCGATCATCGTACCTGAAAAGACAGATAATGATATTGAGAACGACTTCAAATATACAAGAGAAAATTTATATACTGTCATTGAGCAAGGCAACCATGCACTTGAGCAAATGATGGACGTTGCTCGTGCTTCAGAGCATCCAAGAGCGTATGAAGTTGTTTCTACATTGATGACTACTCTTGTAAATGCTAACAAAGACCTTCTAGACCTTTCTAAAAAGAAGCAGGAACTCGCTCCCAAAGAAGACTTTGGTGGACCACAGACAGTGAATAATAATCTGTTTGTTGGTTCGACAGCCGACTTACAGAAAGCGTTGAAAGAACTGTAATGAGTATCGAAAGACTTGGTTATAATGGAAATGCAAATCTAAAAAGAAAAGACATTCAGATTGAATGGACTCAAGAACTTTTAAGCGAGTATGTCAAGTGTGCTAAAGATGTGGTCTACTTTGCTGAAAAGTATATTCAAATCGTTCACGTTGACCACGGTCTTATTCCTATTGTGCTATATGATTATCAAAAAGAAATCATAGAAAAATCTCAAGACTCCAGAAATGTTATTGTCAATACCTCAAGACAAGCAGGTAAGACGACAACCGCTGCCGTTCTCATTCTTCATTACATTTTGTTTCAAGAACATAAGACAGTAGCATTGCTCGCTAACAAAGGTGATGCTGCTAGAGAGATTCTTGATCGTATCAAGATTGCCTTTGAAGCACTTCCAAAATGGATTCAACAAGGCGTTGTCGAGTGGAACAAAGGCTCTGTTGAGTTTGAGAATGGATGTAAGATTATTGCTACTGCAACAAGCAGTAGCGCTATTCGTGGTAAGTCTGTATCATATCTCTATATTGACGAAACTGCTTTCGTTGATAACTGGGATTCATTCTTTGCTTCAGTCTTTCCAACAATCTCTTCTGGTGAGACAACAAAAATTCTACTAACCTCTACTCCAAATGGTCTCAATCACTTCTATAAGACGTTTGAAGGGGCAAAAGAAGAACGTAATGGATATGCTTTTGTAGAAGTTCCTTGGTATAAAGTGCCGGGTCGAGGCGACAAATGGAAGAAAGAAACCCTTGCTTCTATGGACTTTGATTCACAGAAGTTCTCACAAGAATTTGAATGTGAGTTTCTTGGTAGTTCTGGCACACTTATTGACGGGTCTAAACTCAAGCAACTATTTCACACAATACCCATTCAAGATCAAGCTGGCATCAAAGTATATGAGCAACCGCAAAAAGATAGAATGTATGCTTGTGTGGTTGATGTGTCAAGAGGTAAAGGTTTAGACTATTCAGCCTTTCAAATCATCGATATTACAGCAATGCCATATCAGCAAGTATGTGTATATAAAGATAGTTTCGTCACTCCCATTGAATATACAGATATTATACATAGAATGACAACATATTATAATAATGCACATACTCTAGTTGAGATAAACGATATTGGTGGGCAAGTGTCCGATTTGCTATATTATGAATACGAAATTGAAAATTTAATATCAACTGAATCTGCTGGTAGGTCTGGTAAGAGAATATCAAGCGGATTTAGTGGTAAAAATAATGATAAAGGTGTT